GAACGTTTGGCGTGGTACCGTGAGAAGTTTGACCTTTAGGTCAACTTCTCGAAAGCCCGCCCTGGGGGCTTCTAATACCGGGGGCCACCGCAACTATGCGTTGGATAAGCTAAAAATAGTTGCTTGTGTTTGATTAACGCACAGGTTGTAGGTTCTGCATTACCTGCAATTTGTGGACAGCTACACAAGTAGTCATTGTATATTGTCGTTATTTAGCGACGGGGTGACGCCCACAAAAATAGCACTGTCATGTTGTCGATTGATGCACCGCACATGATATTTGTACAAATTGCATTACTTATCTACATAGAATTTTGGAGGACGGTACCCTCAATAAAAATACCGAATTGAACACTACTATGCAAGCTATTCATCGTGTTGAATCGTTTGATGAACTGAATGAGATTGAAATCCTTAGGTTCCGCAACAAAGAACTGAAGGACAAACTTGCAAAGAAATACAGACATGTTTCCCAGCTTGAGAGACGGATTCGTCAATTGGAAAGTATGTTTTTGGTTTCGCAGTCAGGAGTTGTTTCAGATTCTCAACCTCCACCAGGAACAGAGGAGAAGGAGCTGGCTCCTATGACTACAGAACAAATTACTGCTTTTGCTGACCAGGATGCTGGTTGGGTTACAGAGAAAGTAGGTTATTATGAGCCGACAATGGATCTAGCGAAAAATACTGATAGTGAATTGGGCAACTTTCTTGGACGCCCTATTCGCCAATCAGCGCAGACCTGGCTTATTGGCCAACCTTTCTTCTATAAGTTCAATCCTTGGAAAGCATTTTGTGAGAATTCGTTTGTGCGAGATAAGATCAAGAACTATGAACTGTTGCGCATGAAATTGCATGTGAAAATGGTAATTTCAGGGACCAAGTTTCATTATGGTCGCGCCTTAGTTTCTTACAATCCGTACACTGCAAATGATCAGGTAACTGTGAGCAGGAGTTTCATTTCTCAGGATTTGATTCAAGCTTCACAGAAACCTCATTTCTTTCTCAATCCAACGAAGAATACTGGAGGCGATTTGTGTCTTCCTTTCTTTTGGCCCAAGAATTATCTCAGCATTCCTGATGCCGATTGGGATGACATGGGTGAGATTGTCATTTCATCGTTTGGAAACCTTTTGCATGCTAATGGTGGCGATGATCCTGTCACCATCACAACATACATTTGGGCCGAAGATGTGGTACTCACAATTCCTACATCGTCTGTTCCACCTCTTGTCTCACAGAGTGGTAGGCGTGGGAAGCGTGTCAATGCCAAAGATCAAGGAAACGCCATCAATTCGAATGATGAGTATGGTCAGGGTATTATTTCGAAGCCTGCGGCAGCAGTTGCGAAAGCAGCTGGCGCACTGTCGAATTTGCCTGTTATTGGTCCTTACATGACCGCAACTCAAATTGGAGCAAATGCTACCAGTCGTATTGCGCAAATGTTTGGATATTCAAGGCCAAATGTTATCACTGACATTCAACAGTTCAAACCAATGCCTGCTGGAAATCTTGCAAACACTGATGCTGCTGATGCTGCTCTGAAGCTTACTTTGGATAGCAAGGCAGAATTATCAGTGGATTCACGTACAGTGGGTTTGGATGGAGCTGATGAAATGGGTATTCTCGATTATGTGAAGCGAGAATCTTATTTGACTCAGTTTTCTTGGGCTCCAGATGCTGGTCCGGACACTCTGTTGTGGAACACTCGAGTGTTGCCGATGCAGCTCGATAACATTAGTGGAGAAATTCATATGACTCCATTGGCTCACATGGCCAGTGTTTTCGAGCAGTGGCAAGGTTCGCTCAAGTTCCGATTCCAGATTGTCAAAAGCGATTTTCACAAAGGTCGCATTTTGGCAAGGTGGGATCCGAACCAGTTCACATCAAGCATTGATTACAATACCAACTATTCCAGAGTGATTGATATCGCCGAAACGGACGATTTCGAAATTGTAGTTGGTTGGGGCCAATCTGTTCCATGGTTGAATTGTGGGCAGCCTTATAGCACTGGTTCAAATTTTTCCAGTGTTGCAAGGTTACTCAACAATCAAGGCCAAGAAAATGGAATTTTGGAATTGGTCGTTCTCAATGATCTTGTGTGTCCTAGTATTGACGCACCTATCAGTATCAATGTTTTTGTTTCTGCTTGTGACGATTTCAAGTTGGCAGCGCCCACCAACGATAGCCTTAGTGGTTTTCATTTGTGGCCTGAGCCTTTGCCTTC